GTGTAGTGTTAGTATTACATACTCTAAAAATGGCATTGCATTAGGACACACTGGTATCAATATTGATGCTGGTAGAAAAGCTCCTAACTTTGCATATAGTACTAAACTTACAGATGAGCAAGCTGAGCAGTTTATGAAAGATGTTATTGATGTCTTTTACGCTACGGTGGATGATATTTTTGTAGCTACAACAAAAGTAATCGTATAGTTAATGACGATATTTGATCAAATTAATAGTATCGTTTTTACAAAAAAGAAAATTGTACTAAACTGCGATGATGAGTCGCAGTTTAGTCCTTTTATGTTAAACAGATGGCTATCTTTTTATAGCAGTGAGATGGCATTATTTGTAAATAGTGTTGCAAATAGATACCAACATTTTTCTGATAAACATGAGGCTTACAATTTTTACTTCAATATATGCCCTAAATTAAAGTTTAAAAAGATAAACTATATCAAAAAAGCTAAAAAAGACGATACAAAAGAACAAGAAGATATAGCATTACCTGATTTTTTGAGTAAAAAAGAATATAATATGTATGTTGAACTCTTAAAAGATATTAATATATAACATATATGGCACTAAATATAGACATTCTTGAAACACAAAGATCTCTTATTGATCTTGATAGTAACAGTGACGGAAATTTTGGTTTTGGAGAAGATTTTAAACTATCATTTCTTTTCGAAGATATTGTACTAGTAGAGTACATTGATGAACTAAGCGACGGTCAAGGTGATGCTATTATGAGAGGTGGTTTGTTTATTCCTACTAACTCAATGACTAAAGCTTGGAGAAAAGCTAAAGTTATTCTAGCAGGACCTGCATCACTTTATGCAAAGCCAGGAGATATAGTTATATTTCCAAATGATAAAGGTGTAGCAGTATCTAATATCGAAATAGAAGGTTACGGGGTACTAAAGAAAGGTATGTTTTTAAACGAAAAGAGACTTTTTGGTATTTGTAAGAAAAAAGAATAATGCCGCAAATAGCTTTAACATCATTAAAAAATCTGCTTAGGGTCAACGTATGTGAAATAGAATTTTTACGTCGTCGATCTAAAGCAGGTCGCCCTTCAATGAGAAAAATGATGTGTACATTGTGTAATGATCTTTTAAATTCAGCAAACGGTAGAATATCTCTAAATTATAAGCCACCTGTTAACGGTCTACCTTATAATGCAGAGTCAAAAAATCTATTACCAGTTTGGGATATATTTATGCAAGACTGGAGAATGGTAAATATGGATGCTTGTAATCTTCTAAACACAAAAAAAGCAGATGATACGTTTTGGGAATATTATAATGAAAATCTTTATACAATGTCAGCGCAAGAAAAAATTAATTACATGGACACATGATAGACCCATTAATAGAAAATAAAATCAATTCCTTTTTACAGAAAAAGGTAAGCATCTTTATAGAGGGTTCTAAACCTATAAAGGAAGGTAAATTTTTAATTTTTAAATTTAAAGAATTTTATTTTAATTTTACCATTAAGCACAATACAATATCTAAAACTATAGAACTACCTTACCCTTTTAAAATAATAGAAGGTGATAATTGTCTAAAATTCTCCTACAATATAGAAGAGTTTGCTGCAGAGAATGAAGAGTTGCAATTTAAATTAATGCTCTTCAAACCAGAAAAGAAAAATAAATTATACAATTCTGTGGTGGTTTTATCTGCAATTGAAATATAATTAAGGGTGGTAAAAAATCTAGTCTCTTTCTTTCCTGAAAACTATAATCCTAGTGATCAACAACAAACGCTTTTAGAAAAAATAGATAATGCGTTTAAGGATAATAAATTTGTAGTATGTAATGCACCTACAGGTTCTGGTAAAAGTTTTTTATCTAAAACGTTAGGTAACTACTCAACAGAGTGTTCACCTGAATTTAAGGAACTCATTACAAGTTATGATGCATATAAGCAAACATATGATGGATCATATGAGTATGAAGCTGATTGCCTTTTAGAATATCCTTTTGGTTCTTTTGTATTAACAATAACAAAGTCTCTTCAAGATCAATATCAAAAATTATTTCAAGAAGACGCTACTTTAAAAGGTAAAGCTAATTATACCTGTCAGGTTGATGATCAATTTGCGGTAGACACTGCACCGTGCTTACTTACAACTAAATTAAAAGATACGTGTTGGCAACAAAATATATGCCCGTATTATAATGCAAGAAACACATTACTAACTAGTAAGTTTGGTATCTTAAATTATAAAATGTTTCTGTCATTACCAGGACATGTAAAAAGAAAACAGTTTATCATATGTGACGAGGCTTCTGAATTAGAAGATACACTGGTTAATCAGTTTTCAGTAAGTATAGACCCTGAAAAACTAAAAATAGCAGGAGTTAGAGTTCAACCTCTAATAAACCATACAGATTATACTCAGGTTGAAAAGTGGCTCAGTAATGTATGTATAACGGTGTGTGAGGAAGCTGATTTACTACTTGCTAATCTTCTCTCAAAAAAGAACGATAAAACTACACAATCTGATAAAATTAAACTTAACTACCTACGGAGTATACATAGTAGTGTTAAGATGATTTTAGATACCTGGAGTGAGTGTGAGTATGTTATACAAAAAGAAGATAAAACAGTAAAACTTACACCACTAAAAGTCGATACATTATCTAAGCATATATTTAAATATGCTGATAAAGTATTATTAATGTCTGCAACAATAATCGATCATAAGACATTTGCAAAGACTTTAGGTATAACTGATTACAAGTATATTGAGGTTGATAGTACATTCGACCCATCTAAAGCTCCTATATTCGTTAATACTAAGTTAAAGCTTAACCACAGTAACTTAAAAGATAATCTACCAACTATTGCTAAACAAATACAAGCTATCTGCGATAAACATAAAAATGATAAAGGTATTATACATACACATTCTATGGCAATAACTAGTTATTTACAGAATTCAATAAAAGGTAATAGATTTCTTTTTAGATCAGAAGGTCAAAAGAACGAGATGTTGATAACACAACATGCAGAATCTAAAGAACCTACTGTTGTTGTTAGTCCATCTGTTTCATTTGGTGTAGACTTTAAAGATGAACTAGCAAGATTTCAAATAATAGTAAAGGCTGCATTTCCACCTTTAGGTGATGCAAGAATAAAAAAGCTATTTGAACTAGATAAGCAATGGTATACAGATAAAATGTTATGTAATTTTGTACAAGCGTGTGGTAGAGGTGTTAGAAGTAAAGAGGATCATTGTATAACATACGTATTAGATGCATGTATATATGACGCTATTAAGAATAATAACCGTAATCTACCTAAGTACTTCCTTAGTAGATTTGTATAAATATAATTATGACGTTTTCTGCATATTATAATTTGGATGAGTCTTTTAAGACTAAACTAAAAGCATTAGGTCTAGCTGGTTTAGCTGCTTTAACACCTTACGCTAAAGCTTCAGATATGAGTGTAAAGTTTGAATTACCCGCAGCTTCAATACAATCCCAAGATAATTACTCAACACCTAAATATGCAAATGATGTAGATATAGTTGCTGCTACACTATATAAAGAAGCCAGAGGTGAAGGTCAAAAAGGAATGGAAGCTGTAAATGAAGTTATACATAACAGATCCAAAATTAGAGGTAAAAGTTTATCTGAAATATGTATACAACCAAAGCAATTTTCGTGTTGGAATGATGTAAAGCCTACGAAAGACGTTATAGGCTCTATCGCTAAAAAGGATCCTAAAGGCTTTGCAATAACCAAAAAAATAGCATCTAATGAGTTAACAAATCATACTAAAGGTGCTGAGTATTACCATACACTAGCTGTCAAGCCAAAGTGGGGACCAAAACTAAAGAAAAGCGGTTATAAGACTATTATAATAGGAAATCATATATTCTATTATAAGAAATAAAAGTTACTTTTTTCTCTTCTTTTTAGGTAATCTAAATGTAACTACAGAAGTAGATGGATTGAGTCTATCTCCTTTGAACCCACTATATGCAGAAGGTGATGATTTATTACCAAATAATGGGTTAATTGTACCATGATTAGGCATATTAGGTGCTTTTACAGGTCTTTTAGTACCTACAGGTGCTGTGAAACCACCCTCTAAAATAAAATTAACTAATTTATTGAATCCCATATTATTATTTATATAATACAAGAATGACTAAGACAAAAACACTAACCTGTATAATAACAGGAAACAACACTATCTATTCAGGAGAGTTTCTTAATAAGAAGATCGAAGAATATGGTTCAGAAGAAATTTTAGAAAAAAGATATGTTTGTAAGGAGGTAAAAAGTTTTCTCAAAAAAAGATATAAAATCAAGGATATTAGAAAGGTACTATCAGTAGATGATAAAATACCATTACCTGATAATGAAACTATAATTTTTCTTGAAACAACATTTAATAGCAGTATTAATACTGAAAACTCTGCATCTACTACAATTACAGAATTTACATATAATAAATCAGATAAAGATGTTGAAGAGTTTATCAACAGGTATATAATTCAAAAATGATACCTATTTCTTTAGTAGAGACACCTGTTAACCTAGATGATTTTAAGATTTTAAATCAACACGAAAATGGGTATATTTTATTTCTAGGGTTTATCATACATAATGAATATGATAATACAAGATTAAAGCTATCGGAGGACTTTAATACATATAAATTCTTACATGTTAAAAAAGTAAATGACCAAATAGTTAGCTGTATACCACTATATGGATTATTATTAACACCTAATGATAATATAAAAAATCTAATAAACACATTAAAGATACAAGAAAGAGTGGACGAACTATCATTAAGTACATATAAAAATATTATTTCACAACATAATTTTTCTTGCGATAATACATATTCATTATTCAGTGACATAGTTTTCCCTATCGATTTTCATAATTTAAAATCGGTTTGTAATGATACGTTTAAAGATGATAAAAAAATCTTTCAACACTTACTGTCATTAGACGAAAAACATTTTGATTTCCAAAGTTTTGCATCATTGAAATTGTTAATTCTTAAACTATAATAGAGGATAAATAATAATCTAACTTATGTTATTCGACGAACAAATATCACGCAAACCTAACCTGTATCCCTGGACTAAAGATTTTATTAAAGTAATGCATAATGGGTTTTGGACAGAAGATGAATTTTCATTTAAATCTGACGTACAGCAGTTTAAAGTAAATTTAACAAAACAAGAACAAGATATGATAATCAAGGTTCTCTCTGCTATCGGACAGATAGAAGTAGAGGTTAAATCATTCTGGGGTGAGCTTGGTAAAAATCTACCCCATCCATCTATTAAAGATCTTGGCTTTGTTATGGCTAATACTGAAGTTATCCATAATAACGCATATGAAAAACTACTAACACTCTTAGGATTAGAAGATATATTTCAACAGAACCTTAAGCTAGACTGGATTCAAGGTAGGGTTAAATATCTAAAAAAACATAATCATAGATTTTATAAAGACTCCAAGAAACAATACCTATATGCTGTAATTCTATTCACATTATATGTTGAAAACGTTTCATTATTTTCACAATTCTATATAGTTAACTGGTTTGCAAGATTTAAAAATGTACTAAAGGATACAGACCAGCAAGTTAAATATACACGTAACGAAGAAAATATACACGCACTTATTGGTATTAAAATAATAAACACTTTAAGAGAAGAGTATCCAGAGTTATTTGATGCTGAGCTTGAAGAGAGAATAATTAGTGAGGCTAAAGAGTCAATAAAGGCTGAGTCAATTATAATTGACTGGATGCTTGGAGATTTAAGAGAAGAAAACGTATCGCCAGAAATACTAAAAGAATTTATCAAAAATAGAATGAATCAATCTTTACTAAATATAGGATTTAAAAGTGTATTTGATATTAACCAGGAACTTCTAAATAAAACAAATTGGTTCGATGAAGAGCTACTAGGTAATAATATGACTGACTTTTTTCATACCCGTCCGGTAGAATATAGCAAAAAAAATCAATCATTCTCTGAATCTGACTTATTTTAATTTATGGAAACAATATATTGGTTAAACGAAGACTCTAGAACATATCTACAGCGAGGTTATTTATTACCTGGAGAGACTGCAGAGAATCGTATTAGAGACATTGCAGTTTTTGCAGAAAGTATTTTACAAAGACAAGGGTTTGCTGATAAGTTTGAAGATTACTTGAAAAAAGGGTTTTATAGCTTATCAAGCCCTATCTGGAGTAATTTTGGTAGAAAACGTGGATTACCAATATCATGTTTTGGTTCGTATGTAAGTGACGATATAAATGAAATTTTATTTAAAATTGGTGAAGTTGGATCAATGTCTAAATCAGGTGGCGGTACTTCTGGTTACTTTGGTAAGGTTAGATCAAGAGGTTCTAAAATCTCGTCCGGAGGTGAATCCACAGGTGTTCATCATCAATTAACAGTGTTTAATGCAATAACAAATTATATATCACAAGGAAACGTACGTAGGGGATCGTTTGCTGCATATCTACCAATAGATCATGGAGATTTTGACGAGTTTATAAATATAAGATCTGATGGTGATTCTATTCAAGACCTGTCAATAGGTGTATGTATAACAAATGAGTGGATGGAAGATATGATTGCCGGTAACACCGAGAAACGTCAACGCTGGGGTAAGGTAATTAAAAAGAGATTTGAGTCTGGTTATCCATACATATTCTTTACAGATAATGCAAATGATCAAGCTCCTAAAGTATATAAGGATAAAGGTTTAAAAATAACTCATTCTAACTTATGCTCTGAAATTATGCTTGCTAACGGTGTTGATGAATCATTTGTATGTGATTTATCATCTTTAAATCTTGAAAAATGGGATGAATGGAAGGATACAGATGCTGTAGAAGTACTTACGTTCTTTTTAGATGCTGTAATGACTGAGTTTATTAATAAAACAGAAGGTGATTTATTTTTATCTCATGCACGTAAATTTGCTATTAATCAGCGTGCCTTAGGTATAGGTGTATTGGGTTGGCATACATATTTGCAATCTAAAATGATTGCATTTGAATCATTACAAGCAAAGTCATTAAACGTACAGATTTGGAAAAATATAAGAACTAATGCAGATAATGCATCACAAAAATTAGCTGAACTATTCGGAGAGCCAGAACTGCTTAAGGGTTATGGTCGTAGAAATACTACTACACTTGCTATTGCTCCTACAACGTCAAGCTCTTTTATCTTAGGTCAAGTATCACCTTCAATAGAACCATTAAATTCAAACTACTTTGTAAAAGACTTAGCAAAAGGTAAGTTTACATTTAGAAACCCGCATTTAGTAAAGCTATTAGATTCTAAAGATAAGAATAAAGAAGATACTTGGAGATCTATTCTCGTAAAGGGTGGCTCAGTACAGCATTTAGAGTTCTTAACAGAAGATGAGAAAAACGTATTTAAAAACTTTGGTGAAATATCTCAAAAGGAAATTATAATACAAGCTGCTGCACGTCAAAAATATATCGATCAAGGTCAATCCCTTAATATAATGGTACCACCAGATACCAAACCTAAAGATGTTAGTGAACTAACGATCTTTGCGTGGAGAGAAGGTATTAAAGCACTTTATTATCAAAGAAGTGCAAATCCTTCACAAGAGTTAGCAAGAAATATATTAAATTGTCAATCTTGTCAGTCGTAAGATTTATTTCTAATAGTTAATAAAAAAAAGACATCCTTTAAAGGATGTCTTTTTTTATTTTTGACCTTTACTCATATTTTCTTTTATATACTCAATATCTTTTTGTATATATCCTATATCTCTTTCCATATTTATAATCTTATTATCGTATATTACCTTACCATCTTCAGTAATAATATTACTCAACCTTTTTTCTATATTTTTAAGAACAGGTGTAATATCATTAACTTGACGCTCTACATTAGAGGTTTTTGATTCTACTATGACTACTCTATTTGTCAATAGCTTAAAATCATCTTGTCCTACATAGTTACTATTTAACCATACAACACATGTTGCTATAAAAAAAGTACCTAAAATTTTAGCTAAATTAACGAATGAAAACAACTCTGCTACATGAGTAGGTTTTGTAGATGACATATATTATTTATTTATTATTATTTACGTTGATTGTGTATACCTTCAGATATAGAACGTTGTGCACCGTTATTTAACTCTTTAGCAGCAATTCTAACGTCATCATTAGTTGCTAGTAAGGTGAGAGGTAAGTTTGCGAATACGTGAGAATGTGGATAACATTCAACTATATTAGTACCTGTACCTGCAAATTCTAAAGTTGCAGCATTACCGTTTATTTTAACACTTACAGATTGACCTGAAACAAATTTACCAAATAATGTAACCTGTTCAGTCACTTGATATTCTTTAGGTGCTGTTATATGTTGTATATAGGTCTCTCCCTCTATATGTATACCTCCTCCAATAATAACATTATTATTAACACCAAGACTATCATTTATTAATATTTGTCTTTGATTTTTATTTCTTAATCTTAGTATTTCTGCAGATATATTGATTGTTTTAGCATCTAAATTTATTTCATTAGAAGATGCAATATTAACTTGTTCACCTACTACATTAGTAATTGTACCTGTAATATTGGTTTGACCAAGGGATTTAATGTTAAGACCACCTGCACCTACCAAAATATTCATTCTATTACATGCAGTTATTGTATAGTTACCGCCGGGCAAATCTTGTACATGTACTAGCTCCACTAACGGGCTTTCTTTTTTGTTTACATATACACCAAAATCATCTATAAGAACTTCATTACTTAACATTTTACCTATACCATCATAGCGTATACTACCATAATCATTAAACGATAACCCTATAGTTTCTATTTTGTGTTTAGCAATTTGTGTTATTTCACTACCACCAACTCCTAACTGCTTCTCTATTTCAGTTAATTGCTGTATATTAAGCTCCATTAACTGATTTAAAATTTCTTTTTGATCTTCTACATCCCAATTACCATCCTGTGAAGATGTACTCTTACCAATACCATCTGGTCCCCATTCTGTATTTGACTCTGCAAGATATCTTGAAGTGGGTGGAAGCGATCTATTAATGACATTATATAACGGGTTATTAATAGAATATGCACCATCAGATGATGCATTTGTAGTAGTATTATATGTAGTGTACGTTTGATTACCTGTAATAGTATTATATTTTACCGTACCATCTGTCACTGGGTGGTTAGCAAAATTACCGGATCTTGTTTGTAGTAAGCTATTACGCTTTAATCTTACATTAC